TGACCCTGCAGTTCGTACTCCAGATACGTCCCACTTTGGAAGCTGACCCGAATAGAGCAAGCTAATAAGTTCTCTGTATGCTTTAGCCCAGCCAATTTTAGAGTCGGCGACGTGTATAACGGTATCGGTGTCATGGAATTCCTCTGCTACTTCAGGTAGTTTAGTTACGTATTGACGCTCAACGCTGAAGCCTACGCCTGTACCGCACATCAGGACGTACATCATCTCGTCAAACGCTTTGGGGTGATCGATAGGCATGTAACTACAGTTGAAGCCAGCAACATTATCACGATCCAGCGCTTCACCTGCTGTCATTAAAGCCCTCATACTGGGCATAACATCCAAGCTATGAATGTCTTCGAACATTCCGTTAGCATCTTCTAAAGTAAGCTTACCCTTCTCAACCCAGAAGTTCAAGTATCTGTCGATTGTTTCTTCCCAAGTCTCACGCCGTTGTTCTTCTGGTAGGTAACGTGCGTACCGTGACTTGTGAATGTATTGTTGATATAGATCCATTATTTCTCCTTAGCTCTCCGACGTTTAGGTGTCGTGTCTTGTCGTGTCTTATGTTTTTTCTTTCGATTGAATTTGTTTGTTCTTTCTTGCTTTCTATCAATCATCTTCAGACGACCACCCCTCCGGTAAACTATCTTCGCTATACCAACGAAACCCTTTGGAACTAGCCCACTCTCCGTGAGATCGTTTAGTACCATCAACACGTCTCTTTGCCTGAGGCATTGGGGCACTAGGATCAGAAAACAAGAACACAAGCTCATAGTTTTCAGGCAAGCATTTACTTATCCAAACATATTTACTATATTCAGGTGCATCCCAAAACCTTCCTTTGGCTTCGAGAAGTATTGTCCTACCATCAATCTCTTTAACAAAGTCGGCATGATACGTATGCTCAACGATATAGTCGATCTTTGTTGTATGGATATCCCATTCGGATAGAGGGCCTGAGTGCAGCTTGTACTCCCAATGAGAATCATAGCCCGGCGCTAAGTCTTTCTCAACCGGGCGCGGAACTCTTTTTTTTCTAAATCCTCTTCTTATTTTAGGTGCTGTCAATGTAACACTGCCTCTCTTTTTTCTATCTCAAGACACACAGCTTCATGAAGATTGTAAAGGGCCTCATCGTTTACAGTGTCTATTTCGTTACCGCTTGAAATATGTATTGCAAAGCCCATTATAATTGCTTCAAGTGGAACTAGCTCTCCAAAGTCTTCATCTTCCATGAATTCATCACTGATTGTATGTCACTTAGTGTAAAGGACTCGATAGGTCTTTCAGGATATATGACCACTAATTGCTTCAGTTTCTTCCTAACCCATCGAGGTGAGAAGGTGCTTAGAAAAAACTTGTTGTTGGCGTAGACATGAGTTTGATCGGGAAGAAGTTCTTTGTAGTTATTAGTAGTAATTTGTTTAGCTTCTTCTTCCGATACTAATGTTCTAAGCCAATCAACAAGTATAATTGCTACCTGTTTGTTTATTCTTTTTATCTTCCTTTGATTCATAATATTTCTTCTACGCGAGGTTCTGATACAACCTTCGTAAAGTACACAGGGCCACTAGCATAGGCAAAAGACCGAAGGCCTAAACCATCGTTAGCGTCTGCGTAGCATTCAAATTTATAGGGACAGTATGAGCATCCTGAAGGTAATTTCATGTTGCCTTTTTTACCGTCAGAAATAGTATTATAACATCGATCTGGAGGTGTGTCAAGACTTAAAGCTTTACGAACATTTTCTATCTTCTGTTCAATGTTAGGCTTTTCTAAGTCTTCAGGCTGAAACAAACACAACTCGCCGCTCTCCTTGTTAATGACAAGAAAGCCACCATTGTCTGTGTTTTCTGCAGCTTCGTAGCCAGCAAGCTGGGGCAGATAGCCGAAGGGATCGTCCTCAGATAAAGAGCCATTAACAAATTTCTTAAACGAATAACGCGAAGCGGACTTAACATCAACTACCTGACCGTCAATCTTACAGTCCATGTGACCTTTGATACCCGCTACATTAATTTCTTTCTGCTCTGATGAGACCTCGTGACCAGATAGTCGCACCAGCATCAAAACAATTTCTTCAAGGAGATGTCCATAAAGAAACTTAATCTGTGTTGGAGCGCTTATTGCTGCAGGATTACCAGCGTTCTTGTTGTCATACCACAACTGGCGAAGAGGCCGTCCTACGTTTGACATCCTGAGAGTAAATTCTTTTGAAGACTCTCTAGGCTTAGACCAAGCGAGGATACTTTCTTTAATACGTTCCAGCGTTTGATCTAGTTCTTCTTCAGTTATCTCAAGAGCTTTACCTTCAGATAGGCCCTCAAGCTTTGCATAAATGTCTTGAACTACTGTGCTTAAATTTTCCATTCTGTATGATCCACGAACCTACACTTACGGTTCCTTGCGTTAAATTCAACTACTTGGACTCTAAGTTTCTTCTGCTCTTCGGTTCGCTTGTGACCCCAAGAGTTATAAGAGTTTTTAGATTTTACATCTATGAAGATAGGCGCTCCATTCTTTACAGCAATAATATCTATCGCACCAGTGCAGCCCGTGTTCCGAAAGACTTCATAGCCTTCATCCCACAACCAAGTAGTAACGTAATGTTCTGCCATGTCTCCAAGGCGTGATGGGTCTGTTATTTCTTTTGGCACTATAGGCTCCTTAATTTTCCAAGAGGATCTAGTTTTGATATAGCTAGATTGTAACAGTCTACGGAAACTTTCCAGTTATTGGAAGGATCTATCTCTCCTTTCTTCCAAAACTTTGCCTCTTTAAAGTATTCGCTCTGTGGTTTATAACCAAGAATCCAGCCTTCGTTAAGTGAGGGTAGCACTCTTACAAAAACATAAAGGTCACAGTCTTGATGGAGACTTGTCTTTGCTATTGAACATTCATAGCTAGGCTTAGGAGGATAGTTAGTTCGTTTAGTTTTTACATCTACCCTCAAACCATTATAAATCATGTCATAGTTCTTGGTATGTGATAGATCAACGCCTAAAAACTTAGCTACCATTAGTTCGCCACTAAACCCAGCAACATTTCCTTGCCCTTTAGTAATAGAATTTTTTATGTGTCCCAAATTCTCAGCAAGCTCTTTGGCCTTTTCGAACTCTATATGATTAAGCTTAGTGCGTGTCAGCCCAGTTATTTCCGACATTGTATTCTCCTGTCAATGAACAACGTAAATTAAACTCTAGTCCTGCTTGTTCAATAGCCTCAACACCCATCTCTCCTACACGCTGAGATATATCTTCGAGTGCTTCGATCTGCCATTCGTCATGCACATTAGCCACGAAGTGTGCATCCATACCAGACATCTTATCATTCAATAACACAAGCGCTTTCTTCATGACTATTGCGCCTGCTCCTTGAAGTAATGTGTTGAGTGCAGCGTGTTCAGAACGTACAAACAACTTGCGTCCGTCTAGCCCCTTGAGGTAGCCGCGCTTTGCCGCTCTTGCAACTCTGTCTTTAAGAACTTTAAATGCAGGGAGATTATCGAAGAAAGATTGTCTAAGTCGTCCACCATCGTCTGCGTTTCCTCCGACCACCGTTCCAAGCTTTGCATCTCCTGCTCCGTACAAGAGTGCATAGATGAAAGTTTTTGCCTGATTTCTTGATTCAAGTCCCGCAGCCATTTGATTTGCTGTGTGTATGTCTCCGTTGAGAAGCTCATAAGTAAATCCCTCATCGTTCATATAGTGTGCCAGCATTCTTAGCTCCAAGCCGCTGGCGTCTATGCCCACAAGTTTATACCCATCCATCACCGTCCAACACTGTCGGCATTCTTTACCATAAGGACTGCCAGTGCTAGGAATCTGCGCCATGTTCGGATGACTGTGTGTCATACGTCCTGTCACTGCGCCGTTAGTGTTAACAAATCCACGTACTCGTCCGTCATCTCCAACCTCTTTGAACCATGAAGTTATCTGAGCAATACGCTTTTGAAGCATGAGATACTTAGCAATAACTGCAGCTTCAGGGATGTCATCTATCTTTGACAGGACTTTTTCGTCAACAATTGGCTGTCCCGTAGGCGTAAATTTTGTAGGCTTCCAGCCAAACTCCACGAGATATTCTCCAATTTGTTTCCTAGAACCAAGGTTAAAAGGTTCAGAATCACAACGAACAAGATGCTCGTTCGGATTCGCGCTCGCCTTTTCGTACTCCTCATCTGACAGCCTGACCTTCTTGGTTTCGCCTTTTATCTGCGCCATCTTAGAAACCTTACCAGCCTTTGTCATGAGAGGGACAAGGGTCATCTGTGTTTCTCGTGGCCTGAAAGTTTTGTGAACAAGCTTCTCAGCTTGAGATAGGTTTTCATTTAGTTCTGCCTGCAAACTCATAGCGTGTTTTTCATCTAACAAGAATCCACGATCTCGCTGTGATTGCATAATGCGGTAAACTGAGTGTTCTAAAGTAACGGCGTCTTTACTAAATCCTGCTGCTTCGACACGCGCAAGATGCTGATAGACCTTGTGGTTTAGTGACACATCTTGTCTGCAATATGCCATCATC